TTCTTGTCGTCGTACTCGGCTCGATACTGGCGTAACGCATCTAAACCGCGCTTACACCGCAACTCATCAAACCAGCAATTCTTAAGCATCCGGCGTACTGCCTCGATGCCATCCTCAATTCTATCTGCCGCCATAATGTGCGGCTCTATGCCTAACGCCTGCAATGTTTGGACTCGTGTTTTACCTGTATCTAACGATCTGGCTTTAACATCATGCGGAAAAACATGGTGCGAATACTGGTAGCCGCCTTGTCGCTTCTCATCGAGTAATTGCGTGTAATGGCTTAACGGCTCGCCTGAGTTCTCGTAGTAATCAATCAATCGCACCTCAGTGCCAACACGTTGAGCAAACCAAATAGCTGTACTGTCGCCAATACCTAAGTCCCACCAGGTTTCAACTTCTAACGCGGTATCGTGAGCCACTTTGCCTATACGGCTTTCTGTCTCTGCTTCCTCAAGCAATCGACCGTAATATGAACCCATGACCGCCGCTTGCCAGGAACACTCAAACTCTTGTCGGTATTGTTCTTCGGACATTGCTTTTTTAGCGGCGTTTAATTCATCCTGCTCAACATATCCAGTATCACTGGCTTTATGCAGTTTGACGTACCAATCAGAATCGTCTTTAACATCCTGATACATGTCGTAGAACGCATTGTGTCCCATTGGCGTACCAATAAAGATGGCACCACCTTTCCTATCAGCTAACGCTGGCCTAATTACTTCTGGCCATAGCCGTTCTGACATCTGCGCGTATTCATCCATCACGCAATCATCGAGATAAATGCCTCGCAACGTATCCGGCGAATCACCACCGTATAAGCTAATGCGTGCGCCATTAGGAAAGTCTGCCCTTAACTCGGCTTCGTTGTACTTGATGCCAGGGATAGGTCGGGAGAATGTTTTAACCATATCCCAAGCAACACTTTTAGCCTGCCGGTACAAAGGCGCAATATACGCAAACCTTGGATTTTCTTTAGTGCTGGTACAAGCCGCTTTAATCAACTCATTCACCGCAAACACCGTCTTGCCGAAGCGTCGATGGCAAACTAATAATTTAAAACGTGCTGGGTTGTTGTGGGCTTCGCGTTGTAATGGTCGAGGGCTGTAAGGGATCTCAACTATTGCCATCTAACCATTTAACCGTAATCCCGCCGTCCACTTCTTGCTTTTGCGTTTCTTTCCAGCCCATACGTGCTTTAGACCACCATATAGCGGCTGTTGTATTGCCGCCGGTGGCTTGTCGGTACAGCGATTCGGCTATCTTTGCGTTAGCTTTTGTCATGCCGACCGATAGCTCGTTCTTAAACTTGTTATACATCGTGGCCTTACATACCGCTTCGCCTGTATTGGGATTAATGACCATTTTAGCCATGTCCTCAACAGGGATGCCGTAGCCAGCCATCGCTTCAACGCTTTTACGTTGTTCATCGGTTGGATCAAATACTTTATTAACCACGCTCGGCCACCTCGCCTGTAAAATCTTCCCAGCGCTTGACCGCCACATCGACGTAAGCAGGGTTTAGCTCAATAGCGTGTGCAACACGTCCTGTCATCTCAGCGGCTATAATTGTTGTTCCGCTACCGCTAAACGGTTCATATACTGCCTGACCAGGCGATGAGTTGTTTTCAATAGGACGTTTCATGCACTCGACAGGCTTTTGCGTGCTGTGTCCTGTTTCGCTTTTCATTGGCTTGCTAATATCCCAGATCGTTGTTTGCTTGCGACCTCCAACGTAATGACCTGTCTTTTTGTCTTTTACCGCGTACCAGCAAGGTTCATGTTTGGGATGGTAATCACCACGCCCAATCACCATATTGTTTTTAGCCCATATAATTTGTGCGCGTATGTTAAAGCCGTTATCAATTAAGCTATTAGCGACAATATGCGCTTTTTTATCAGCGTGCCACACATACGCCACGTCCCCAGGGAACAGCGCCCAGGCTTCCGACCAGTCAGCTTGATTGTCGTTTGTTACTTCGCCAACAGCAAAAGCACCATAAAATTTCCCATCGGGTCTTTTTGCATTGTTTCTCCAGCTAGCATCATACTCAACGCCATACGGAGGATCGGTTACCATTAAATGCGGCTCTACGCCGTTTAAGCACTTAGCCACAACATCCGCGTCTGTGCTGTCGCCGCAAACTAAACGATGTCGCCCTAATATCCACACATCACCTAAACAAGCGGTCGGCTCATCAGGAACGTCAGGCACATCATCGGGATCGGTTAGCCCTTCATTCGTATCTAAAAACCCTGCCAACTCGCTATCACTAAAGCCTGTCAACGACAGGTCAAACTCTAGCGCGTCTAAGCCAGCCAACTCACCCTGTAATAGCTCAACGTCCCAGCCAGCGTTTAGGCTTAGTTTGTTGTCAGCTAAGATGTACGCTTTACGCTGTACTGGCGTGAGATAACTTAGATCAATAGTCGGCACGCTTTTAAGCTGTAACTTACGCGCCGCTTGTACTCGACCATGACCAGCGATGATTCCGTTATCCCCATCCACTAGCACCGGGTTAGTAAAGCCAAACTCTTTAATGCTTGCCGCTATCTGCGCAACCTGATCGTCAGAGTGTGTTCTGGCGTTATTGGAATACGGTATTAACTGTTCGACTTCAATCTCTTTTATAGCGTCTACTTTCATAACGCTAAGTCTTTGATTTTATTCATATTGGCTCTCACCACGATAGATTGTAGACCTATTAACTCTCGCTAACGATCCACGTGGAACATCACCAGGCTTTACAGCTCCAATACCTAGCCTTAGTCTTTGGCCCAGGTGTTGCGCAGTTATGCCTAGCTCTAAAATTACTTCTGCGTCCAGGTTGGTCTTTTTTAATCCGCATATTAGGATCGCCAAATGTTACCCGGCGTACCTTCCCACCTTCCTGCACAAATACTTCGCTTTTCTTTCTGCCGTAACTAACGTCGCCTTGGCGTAATCTTCTTGGCTTGTTTAACGTAACCGTCCGGCCTCGATACTCAGCCATTACTTGCCTACTTTTTTCATCGCAATCTTATGGGACTCGGTAAACGTCTTTCCCTTGCGCATGGCTTTACGCATTTCGGTCATATGTTTAGCAGTATGATGTTCTTTATGGCGTGCTAAAGCATTTTTCTGTCGTATTGTTAAAGCCATTATTTTTTTCTAGGTTTTGCTTTTGGTGTTTTGCGACCTGTTGGTTTCGGTTTAGACTTTACTGGCGGCCGGCCTTTAACATTGCCGTACGTTCCTTTTCCCATTGGCATGATTACTTCCTTTTTTTCTTTTTAACTGTTTTTGCAGCTTTTTTAAATGATTTAGCTGTTGGAGCGCCTTTTGTGCCAGGCTTCCTCATTGTTTCGCCAGAACCTTTTTTAATTCTTTCGCGTTTTGCGTGAATATTTGAATATAAACCTGGCTTAGCCACCCTTATCTCCTACAGTAATAAAAATAACTCATCATCATCTAATAACTTCTTTTGCCAGGAATCAGCGCGCATTTTGCTCGAACCAGCCAATCGGTTATCAATACGTTTGGTTTTGCGAGTGATTAATAAACCTAAGTTCTCATCACCTAACGCATTGGCTAACTTAGCTTCATCGCTTGTTTGCGATTTACTGCGCTCTAACAGCTCCCTTTCTTCCTGCGGATTCTTAACTAAAACACGTTGACCTTGTACTTGGACTCGTCGTGGGTATTTCATTTCTTGTTTTTCTTGTAGCCCTTAGCGTAAATAGCTCGGCCCTGGCGCTCTGCTTGAGCTTTAGTCTTGTAAACCTTGCCAGAATTACCCCAACGATAACCGCCGCGCACTTTCTGAACAGGCATTATTTCTTTTTGCCCATAAACCGAGCAGCACCCTTAAACCCAAAACTTGCAGCAACAATCGTTCCTAACAAATACTGGTACCAATCTGGCGCCTTATCTAACGCCTCAAAAAAATTGCTGACTCGTTCTTCCTGGCCAAACAGCAATAAAATAATCGGCAAGGTAAACACAACCGTTAGCCATTCATCCTTCCAGCTCCCGGCAGACGCTTTTGCCTGCTCAACATCCCATTCGACTTCACCAGTAGCGCGTTTTTCCATCACTTTAGCTTCGGCTTCCGCTGTCGCAACTTTTACGCGAGTATTGGCTTTAATCTTTTCGTTCCGGCCTTCCATGAAAGTAGATGCCAGGCTAGCTATTGGCCCTAAAAATGCTTGAAACATTAGTAACTCCAGATAGTCGGTCGTAAGCCTTCGGTGATTGTGTCCAAATGTAAAAAGCGGCCACCGCCTTTTTGTTTGACGCCAATTCCCGTGAAGCCCATTGACATTGCAATTTTTAGCACTTCATAAGCGAATGTACGGTCAACAGCTAGGTCGATGGCCATACCAGTCGTGTGCGGGCCTGTTTCGCCTGTCCCTGATACCTTACTATTATGTGATGGACACCGAAAACCAGACGAGACACG